TAGAGTACGCAAATGGCTAAGAAAATAGAAAAGGTAGAAGAAGTTGTACCTGTTGAGCCTACAGCTAGAGAAAAGATACTCATAGCTCGCAAAAAGAATTTACAACGCAAAAGGCGATCGAAGTTACCTAGCGTTTTGAGATGAAACCAGAGTACAGGTTAGCAATTTGCAATACCTGTCCATTTTACACTTTCTACATATGTAAGAAATGTAAATGTTTTATGCCGATTAAGGTAAAAATACGAACTAGCACATGCCCCATGGGACGATGGACTTAGTTCAGGAAAAAGATAAAGAGGAAACAAAATGTCATATCAGATAATGAGCGGTGAAGTAGCAGTCCCTACAGCAGCAGAGGACGCAACTATGTTCACACCTAATAATCCAGATTCAACTCCCAATATAAGATTTAGTAATTACGCAGCAACAGATGCAAAAATATACTATCTTAATTCAGCGGGGTTGGAGATTGGCTGTATGACTTTAAGGGCAGGACGCGATATAGTTTTACATAAAAGACGAACATATCACAAGTTCTGGGCCGAGGGGTCAGATGTAAGAGCAGTACCCGTCATAGTGACGGCGACAACGGTGGGTTAAACCACAAAGAAAAGAAGTAATTATTCTTTTGGGAGAAAAATAATGGATCAAGTAAAGAAAGCAATGGCTTGGATGAAAGCCCGAGTAAGTGAAAGAACGTCATGGGACGGAGCAGTAATAATTGTAGGTTGCCTGATGGTGATTTGCTTTGGTGGACTCGCAAAAGTCGCGGCTTTTGTAGGTTTAGGCTACGGTGTCTGGACTTGCTATAAAGCAGAGTAAGCTACTCTAGGAGGTAGTTATGACACTGCCACAAAGAAAAAAGCTAGAAGACAAACTTACCTTACCCCCAATGATACTGGCGATTGAAAAAGCAACCGCAGTATTGATTTTAAAACAACGTGCTAAACTTGAACGTCTTAGGAAGGTAAAGGACTTAACTTTCTTACCCTGCTATGAACGGGATGGAAAGCTCGAAAAAATACTAGGAGAATAGTATGCCAATCACTGAAACAAAGAAAGGTTGGAAAATTAGTAATACTCCCGGAACGTCTAAATCAAAGAAAAAAGCAAAACAGCGACTTCGTGCGATTAAGTGGCGACAAGGGAAAAGACGCAATAAGCGTAGGAGAGATCAATGAGATTTAAAGTAGAAGGCACAACTAATGCTGCCCCCACAACTACTGGTACAGCTACAACGGTTGAAAGTGCAACTGAGGTGTCCTGTTTTAATAACAGTACCACAGCATATGCAGTAGCAATACTAACAGCAGCGAGCGGCACAGTAGTAGGAAACATTACTTTGGCTGGTGGTGAACGAGTAAATATTGTAAAAGATAGAGCTCATGCACTGTATTCAGCAAATGCAGCTGTTATGTTAACACCAATTAACACACGAGTTAGCTAGCTATAGAGGAACATATGAGCAAAATGCCACAAAGCAAAGACGGAAGAGACCTTTGGTTAGACGAAACGGTAGTCAATGCATCAGGGTTTTTAGCCGCAATGCAACTGACTGAACGTAAACGAAATTTATCAGAGAAGGAAACTGATATGAGAAATTTAGCACTCGCTTTTATGTATTTATATAATGTAGTAGAAGAACAAGAACTACTCAACGAGGTGGAAAGTTTTTTTGGTAATGAAACAATCCACTAACAATGCTAGAGATAAGTAGAACAGATATAGAGCCTAAGGGCTTGATGAATTTCGGAGATAACCGATTCATTAAACTTCCGATTGATGGTTATATGGAATTACTAGGTATCGAACCTAATTCCACACAAACAGCAATTATCAATGCTATGAATAATCCTAAGTATAGGTTTGTTTCAGCGGCAGTTGCGCGTAGGCAAGGCAAAACTTATATTGCAAACATAATTGGACAACTGGTATGTTTAGTACCAGGTTCAAATGTGTTACTTATGTCACCTAACTACTCTCTTTCACAAATTTCCTTTGATTTACAAAGGAATCTTATCAAACACTTTGACTTAGAAGTTATTAAAGACAACGCTAAGGATAAAGTAATCGAACTATCTAATCATTCAACAATACGGATGGGGTCAATAAATCAAGTTGATTCTACGGTAGGTCGATCTTATGATTTAATTATTTTTGACGAAGCGGCACTAGTAGACGGCAGAGATGCTTTCAATATAGCACTTCGTCCTACCCTAGATAAAGGGAACTCTAAAGCGTTATTTATTTCTACCCCTCGTGGAAGGAATAATTGGTTTTCAGAGTTTTATTATAGGGGTTATAGTGATGAGTATTTGGAATGGGCTTCCGTTAGAGCAACTTATCATGAAAATCCACGTATCTCTGATGATGATATAGCAGAAGCAAAGAAAACTATGTCTGAAGCAGAATTTAATCAGGAATACATGGCAGATTTTAATACCTATGAAGGGCAGGTATGGGCATTTAACTTAGAGAAGTGCCAACAAGACCTTTCAGAACTAGAGACAGGTAGAATGGATATATTTGCAGGAATGGATGTCGGGTTTAAAGATCCTACAGCTTTTTGTGTAATAGGATATGATTGGGACAAAGAAGTCTATTATCTACTTGATGAATATTTGGACGCAGAGAGAACTACGGAAGAACACGCGGCAAAGATTAGAGACCTAATAAATAAATGGAATGTTGATTACATTTATATTGACTCAGCGGCACAGCAAACACGGTTTGATTTAGCGCAAAATTACGATATTAGTACTATAAACGCAAAGAAGTCCGTCCTTGATGGAATAGGTCGTGTTGCAGGAATTGTAGATAACGATCAGCTAATAGTTGATCAAAAATGTAAAGAAACTCTGATCTCCCTAGATCAATACCAGTGGGATCCGAATCCGAATTTACTGAGGGAAAAACCAAAACATAACTATGCTTCTCATATGGCAGATGCATTACGTTATGCGTTGTATTCGTTCGAAACAAGTGCTACTACTTTCTAGTAACCACCGAACCAAAAATAGTTCTTGACATTAGTCCCAAATTTTAGTATAATTTAAAGAGTAGTAGAAGTTTATGACATTAAAGAGAGATCTTGTTAAGTATGTTCGGGATAAGGCTAAGTCGCAGTATAATAAAGCGACGGAGTGTTACATCTGCGGAGCAATGGAAAACTTAGATTTTCATCATTTCAACGGATTAACAGAGTTGTTAGAATCTTGGTTGAAAGAAAAGAAACTCCAAGTAACAGAAGAACAGGATATTTTAAATATTCGACAGCAATTTATTGCTGAACACCAAAAAGAACTTTATGACGAAGCTGTTACTTTATGTCATGAACATCATTTAAGATTACACTCTATCTATGGCAAAAGACCAAAGTTAATAACAGCAAGTAAACAACACAGATGGGTGGAAATACAGAGAGACAAACATGGCATGGTATGACAGATTTTTAGGCAGGACAGCAGAACTGGAGGAGAAAGAAAATCCCTCTCAGTTTTTGATTGCCCGTGATGAAGGCTTAAGTCTAGACTCTAGAGAGTCTGTTACTAACTATAAAAATGCTTACGAACAATTAGAGGTTGTAAACCGCGCAGTTAACATGATAGTGGACGACGCTGCGGATATACCTTTTGATGTAGGTGAGCCTGTTGTAGGGATAAACAACATTATTAAACAAATAAGAAGATCTAGAGTCGACTTACTACTTAATAAAGAACCCAATCCCTTTCAAGATGTAAATTCCTTCAAACGAAATTTAATTATTGATTTACTAATAGATGGTAATATCTTTGTTTATTTTGATGGAGTGCATTTATATCATTTACCAGCAGAGCACGTAACGATAGAGACAGATGAAAAGACGTATGTTAATAAATATACTTATGATCACAGCGTAGATTATACTCCTAAAGAGATAATACATATCAAAGAAAATAGTTTCAACTCTATTTATAGAGGAGTTCCTAGATTAAAACCAGCATGGAGAACTATGCAGTTACTAGGTTCAATGAGACGTTTCCAAGATAATTTCTTTAAGAACGGAGCGGTGCCCGGTTTAGTACTTAAGTCCCCCAACACTCTTTCCGAGAAAATCAAAGAGAGAATGTTAGCGGCTTGGGTAGCCAGGTATAACCCGCAATCAGGAGGTCGTAGACCATTATTCCTAGATGGCGGATTAGAAGTTGAGAATTTGACGGAAGTCAATTTCAAGGATTTGGATTTCCAAGAAGCAATAACTTCAAACGAAAAAATAATCCTAAAAGCGATGGGCATCCCGCCCATCTTACTAGATGGTGGTAATAACGCAAACATACGTCCTAATCACCGACTATATTATTTAGAAACCATACTTCCTATTGTACGAAAAATAGGATATGCTTTCGAGAGGTTCTTCGGTTTTAAATTGGATGAGGAGATTTCAGGGGTTCCTGCTCTTCAACCAGAAATGAGAGATCAGGCGGGGTACTACTCCACACTTGTGAACACGGGAATATTAACACCGAATGAAGCGAGGGAGGCACTCAGGTTTGAAAAGATTGACGGATTTGATACACCGAGAGTTCCTGCAAATATTGCAGGTTCAGCCGCAAATCCAGAGGAAGGTGGGAGACCGACAGAGGACTCACCAGATGAGGAAAAATTATGACAAAACATATGATGCTAAAGGCTTTATCAGAATTTGTCGCCAGCAAAGGTGTTGACAACATCACACTAGCAGATTATAAGGCAGAAGGAAATGACGTTCCTGTGAGAGATTATTTACTTCGCAGAAAGTTTGGAAGTTGGAATAGGGTTATGGCGGCTGCAAAAGCAAGGTTCCCTATAGACGTTCCTGCCCCAGCGCCTGTTTCTCCTGCGCCAGCTGTTAAAGCTGCGCCGAAGAAAACTGCTACACAGGAGAAGTAACAATGGAGAAAATATTTCATTGGACAAACTCTTTCAAAAGCTTAGGCGAGGATGATGATGGGGGACTTGATATCAAAGGATCAGCAAGTACCAATTCATTAGACAGAGCTGGAGATATTATTGAAGCAAGTGCTTGGACAAAAGGTGGATTAGATAATTATAAAAGTAATCCAATTCTTTTATTCAATCACAATTATGACCGACCTATTGGTCGTGCAAAAGAAATAGAGGTCAGCAATGACGGCTTAGATATTACAGCACGTATATCAAAGTCAGCTGGCGAAATTAAAGATCTTATTAAAGATGGCGTTCTTGGGGCTTTTTCCGTAGGTTTCAAAGTCAAGGACGCAGATTATATAAATGAAACCGACGGATATAAGATAAAGGACGCTGAACTGTTCGAAGTGTCTGTTGTCTCGGTTCCTTGTAACCAAGATGCAGTCTTCTCAGTTGCCAAATCATTTGACAACATGGAAGAGTACAACACGTTTAAAAAAGACTTTATAAAGACTTCTTCAATCGACGCTAACGCAAAGATTGAACAGTCAAGCAAGGCGAGAGCCGACAAAACGGAGACGAAGATGTCAGAAGAAAATAAAACTCCTGAAACTTCCCCTGAGTTCGATCTTGAGTCATTTGCAAAAGATGCTGCAGAAAAAGCAGTTGCATCTTACGCAATGAAGCAAGCCGAGCAGAAAGCCGCAGACGAGAAAGCTAAAGTGGACGCAGCAGCAGATGCCGCTAAACTAGAAGCCGAACAGAAGGCAGCAGAGGAAGCTAAACAAGAGGATCACAAAACTGTCGTAAGGGCAGTAACTACTGGAGCTGAAACTCTGGTTAGAGATATCGAGAAACGCGTAAATGAACAGCAAGAAGATCTAGGACAAGTAGTCCGCGAACTTCAAGCTGAGTTGAAAGAGAGATCTGAAGACATAATGAATATGCGCGAATCTAAACGAATATTCTCAGACCGCAGAGGTGAAGGCGACTGGCAAAAAGCATTTGCAAACGACGTAGTCGATGCAAAAGTACTTGGTCTAGCGACCGGCAGAGGTTTTGATACCGATTATGCCAAATCTATTCATGAGAAAGTAAATGCCCATTCGGGTGTTGGCGTTTCAAGTGCAGATTTTGAGCAAGTTGTATCTACCAACGTCGAAAGAGATATCCAAAACGAATTAGTTTTGGCACCTCTTTTTAGAGAAATTACTCTAACAGCCGCGAACATGATAATCCCTATCCTTCCAGATAGTGGTTACGCAGAGTTCACGAGCAACCAGGTCGCAACTGGATCATCTCCACATGGTAACTTAGCGCAAACAGGTGATACTTATGGTTCACCTTACGGTGGTGTTGATTTAACAGAGAAAACTCTTAGTACTAAGAAACTGATTTCACAATCATACTTAGGAAATGAAACAGAAGAAGATGCAATTATGCCTATTCTTCCGTTGATTAGAGAGTCAATCGTTAGATCTCACGCGAAAGGGATTGAAAATGCAATCCTATTAGGAAATCATTCAACTGGTGTTTATACATCAGGAACGTTTGATGGACTAATAACGATGGCAGCAGCTGATAGTGATCAAACACAATCAACTACCGCAGTCGCAACAGACACCGTTACTGCCGCTGATCTATTAAGCATGAGGAAGAATATGGGTAAATATGGCGTTAATCCTAACGACGTAGTTTACATCGTATCTCAAGCAGTATATTTCCAACTATTGGAAGATGCTGAATTCCAAGATGCTAATTTAGTAGGCGACATGGCTACCAAACTCAGAGGCGAGATTGGACAGGTATTCGGATCAAGGATTCTTCTTTGTGACGAGTTCCCTGCACAAGCAGCTAATGGATTCGGAGCTATTGCAGTATACGCAAGAAACTATGTGATGCCAAGATTACGTGGTGTGACTTTAGAGTCAGATTACGAAGTGGCTAACCAGCGCAGAGTTATTGTTGCTTCACAAAGAATTGGGTTTGACGATTTAATCGCAGGCGCAACTTCTAAGTGGGCTTACAAGTACAAAGCTAGTTAATAGTTAATAATTTTGTATGGGGGTTCGCCCCCATACAATATTTTTTGAGAAGATTATGACAGATTTAGTAACAGTTTACGAATACAAAGATGCTGAGGGAATGAGAGGCGAGAAAGACGACGATCGTCTTGGCGTTATTGTCCCACAGGTTAGTGATCTTGTCAAAAAATATTGTGGTACATCATTTGTTGATTACTTTTCTACTAATAAGGTAGAAACGTTTAATATAGATGATTTATTTACTCAAGTGATAATTTTGAGTGAAAGTCCAGTAACAGCAGTGGACAAAGTAGAAGAAAGAACAGCATATTCTGAAGCATATAGTGAGTTAACTACTAGTAATTACGAGTATTACTTCGATAGTGCGGCAGATGGTGTAGTTAGAACTACTAAGAATGGCGAAAAAAGAAGTTGGGCGAAAGGCATGGGAGCAGTAAGAATTACTTATAATGCTGGATATGCAAGTACACCCAGAGACTTACAATTAGCAATTCATGATTTAATTACTTATTATATGAAAGATGA